CATCCACTCTCCCCAAGTATTGTTTCCCTTTTGTCTAATATAGAATTTTTCGTTACCCGCCGATAATGCAAGTTGCGAATTATAAACGGAATTCGTGTTGTTGTAGACGCTTAAAACGATACCTTCTGTTGCTTGAGTTAATCCTTTTTTATACGGAGAGTTGGCTGAATTCGCGTCATAACGTCCTAATATAACATCAGGTACGTCTAAATCTTTAATATATCCATAAGTGCTACCTAAATTACTATTTGCTTGATTGATCTGATCCTGTAAAGATTTCGCCATTGCCGCCGATACAGGCAGATTTGCATTATCCGTTACGCAGTTATTTACTATGGATCCGGCGTGCAGGACAAACTGCAAACCTGCTTTAAGATTTTTCAGTGTAATAGCTAACTTGTTTCCTGTCACCAACTTAGTAAGCATTTCCGGGAAGCTTGTTACACCTTCTGCCGTCCCGGAATCGTCAAACTCTGTCAGTGCTTTTTCCAGCGTATCCATATTGTTGTTAAAGTCCTCTATGTTGTAAAAATCGTTTTCTTCTTTCTTCCTGAGTTCATAGATTTCTGTTTTTGTTGCCATGTCAGCCTCCTACTCTCTGGGTCATGAGTGCAACCTCCATGTATGATGCAAGTTCACTGTTTCTGTACTGTCCCAAGTGTTTATTGGTGTTAAACTCCTGCTTAAATATTTTAGATGTCTTCAGTTCGTGATTTGTATATTTCTTCAAGTCTGCATTAGTATATCCTTTAAATGCCCTATTACGGTTAAATACTATAGACACTGTTACTATCATATCTGCCGGAGCCATAGCACGCATCAGGTTGTAAATGTATGTGTCTTTCATGATCACATCTAACATTAAACCAACCTTTAATGTCTTATTTGCTTGGTTAATATCCAACAAATAGTATTCCGGTCCAACCATAGCATTCAAAACCTCTTTAAACTTTCGTGCCGTATATGGCAGTCCGGAAGCCCAGATTCCTTTGATATTCCGGCGGCGGTCTCCTAATGTTTCCTCGCCTGTGATCTTAATCTTAAGCATCTGTTCCCATTTGCTGCACTCTTCTTCGTCCATATCGTCAAAACGCTTATTGGTCTGCATCTGACTGAGATCATCCCAAACCACCTGCAGCTTTTTATCATATACCGCAGCTATCCGCTTAAATTCTTCGATATTAGCGACATGCTGTGGAAAGTACCTGATTGTATCTATCATGCAGCACTCACCTCACCTACTACTGGGATCTGATCCCAATCAAGGATAAGATTGCCCGTTGCTCCATTAAGCTGTGTATCTGTGATATCTACCACTCCTGGCACATCCAGGACGGCCGCCTGTAGCTTAGCAACATAGACTGTAGTTTTGGTTGATTGATCTCCGTCTGCCCATACTGCAGCCAGGCTTTTCAGATACTCTGATATCTTTGCTGTGACTGTATCTTTTAAGCTGCTCCAGCTGTATCCGCTCATATATGACAGCTTTGCTGTGACATTGACTTTTACCGCATCTACAGATACTACCGTGACATCGTGATCTATCGGTGCAAAACCATAGCCACTTCCTTGTGTTGGGCAAGCAGCAGTTTGGATCTGCTGTACCAGATATTCAGAGCACGCTCCATGCTCTGAACTGATTGCCACCACCTTGACAGTACCCGCGCCATTCCATACCGGCTGTACTTTACATCCACCCACTCCTGCAATAGCATTAACATACTGCTTATACTGAGCGATGTTGCCGCCAAAACTCTCTGATGTAAAACTTGCCAGATATCTCGCATACAATGTATCTCGAGACTCGTCTTCCTCACCATTTATCAATACTTCTGTTATCTCTGCCTTTTCAAGTCCATCTACATAATCAATAGCTATCAGCTCACCGGTCAGGTTGTTTGGCCCTGTGCCTGTCTCTTCGCACATAGCCTTATATGTATACGCCACTTCATTGATAGCTTCTACAATTTTATAGTTAAAGGACTTAAGCGAAAAACGCATACCAATCGGAATCACCGTATTCCCCTTAATTTCTACATACGCATGTGTAGCTTTTTTCTGATAGATACCACGGTCTTTTGCAATCTCTACCAGTTCTTCCAGATCCGCAGTATCTGCGTGGTTCTGGTTCATAATGTAGTTCATCTGTATATATACCTTTTCAAGCTCATACGCTAACGCAGATAATGCATTATAGACAAGATATCCCTCACCAGTCTGCACTCCTGCACTAACTTCATTCAACACATCCTGAAGCAGTGCGCTATACGTCTTATCTTCATACATCGTAATCTACCTCCGTATTTCCGAATTTTGTCACTGCTGTAAATGACAGTGATAAGTGCCCATTTTCAAATGTTGCCTGAAAATCCTCAATCCCAGTGATATACGGATTTACCTGTAGTGCCTCACGGATCTCATCCTCGCAGTCTGCATTTAAAAACTCTTCCGTTACTGTCTGTCCTATGTACTGCTCCAGATCAGCCCCATAGTTCCAGGAATAAAGCGGATACCTAAAGCGCTGCGTATGCAGGCAATTCCATATCCATACTTTGATAGCATCAATGCCTTCTACGATCTCACCGGTCAGTTGCCCTGTTTTTAAATCAATGCCGTATTCTTTGGGTACTGTGAGTACATTGGCTGTCTGCGTCCTGGATGCAATCTGTGTCTGCATAAATGTTGGTAATATGCTCATCCTCCGCTCACCACCCTGTCCAATATCACATATTTTTTATCAGATAATTTATATATCGTTACTACGTCCCCCGCTTTTAGCGGTGCATTATAGCTACTGTTATCCTTGTGGCTTTCCGGCACACTCACTTTGGTACACATGGATGTCAGAAGGCGATCCGGTATATACAGGTCTTCCGCATATATCTGTAAATCCCCACTACAGCACGTATTTGTCCCGGTCATGGTTGCCAGCATTATGGGGGCAGTGTTATATGCAGCCCCTTGTGTTCTCATTAAACTGATCATCTCCGAAAAAGGATCCACTATTTACCGCTCCCTTCCTGCTCTGTTTCAATGTCTTTCTCATCCATTAGCTGCTCAAAAGACAACTCCAGGTCCATGGTGTATGTTTCGCCTGCCCATGTATGTTTGTCCGACTTAATCCAGTATTTCCCTGATAAACCGGTGGCTGCATCCTTCACGGCTACAGAGTACCCGCTTAAACAGTTTTTATCACCTATTGCAGTTATGGATATATTCTGTGTCGGACTTGCTTTTAACATGTTTTTGGCCGCTGTAGTTGGGTCTACGCCTTTTTCTACTTCATAAGTATCTGTAAAGATTCCGAACAGATAGGTACTGGGTTCATCTGTTACCTCGCCAACCTGCTTACCCTTGTCATTATAAATTTTGACCACATTTTTGATCCCGTCCATACTCTCTGATATGGATGCAGCTGTGATATTTGTCTCATCTGACAGTGTAAAATTACCTACCGTATACACCGCAGGCCATACACCAAATTCACGCTGCCAGATCATAGGCAGATACCTTTTCCCGGTCATGCGATACGCCTGCGTATAGGCTCCCAGAATAATGTCATAATACGATACAGAATCACAGATTATAGATTTTATGTTGATTCCTGTTGCTTCCAGGTTATTGTATGGTACCTCTATATCTGCCAGCACCTGTGCTGCTATAGCCTCAGGTGTCTTGTTTTTAAAATTGTATCGTCCGTTTGATTCCAGTAGATTTTTCATCATATCATATGCTGTATATGTGATCGTTCCAATTGCTGTGGATCTCTCAATTCCAAAAATCTGTCCATAAAACAGCTCTGTATCTTCATCTGACAGCGATATGTAATCGCCAGTACAAACATCAGGTACCTGCAATCCAGAATCATATGGATCATTTAGCAAGGCAAATTCTACCGACCTGACTGCGCTTAAAACACTGCCGGACCATGATATGCTTTCAACTGCCTCTGATATGTCATAGACCACATTCTGTTGCATTTTTATCAATTGTAAAATCATGTTTTCGCCCCCGGTATGGTCAGCACCTGTCCTGGCTTGATCATATTTGGATTACTTCCGATCACATCTTTGTTCTGTGCATATATTGTCTGCCAGTTAGTGGACCCAGTTAGCTTTCTTGCAATGCCACTCAATGTATCACCAGACTTAACCGTATAGCTCTGTGTGCTGGTAGTTCCCGGCTGATCTCTTCCAGTTGTCCCACTATCACCACTTCCTTGATCAGGCTGAGAAGGTGAATCTTTCACGAGTGTTGATGCCGGTATACTGACAGTACGGTATTCCTTCATAGTCAGTGTGTATGCAATATCACCCGTTCCGTCACTTTCTCCCCATTCAAAGCTTTCGATGGTAACTTTCATTGACAGAATACCTGTGATTATCAATTTAACACTGCCCGCTTTTTTCATAGCCTCAATTTTCTTCACAAGGCTAATCGGTGATTTCGCCCTTACATCACAGTAGCTTGAATCGTAACGCATGGGAAAAAAGCTTGAAAAGCTGACCTGTTGCAGTTTGCGTTTTCCTCTGAGCGTAACCTCGCCCAGATTGCATACGGTAACTGACGTATTATCCTGTTCTGATGTGATTGTATATGATGATGGAAGCACCGGGATTCTTACCCGGCTGCCTCCACCTTTAAGCCATATTTCCAACGTTTACACCTCCCATGGTTCCGGCTGCTGCCTGGAGCTTTCTGAAAAGCCTATCTGCAATCTTATCAATATCTGATTCTTCCCGAACAACAATCTGGTCTGCCAGTTTTGCAATCTGGAAACTGATATTTTTTTCTCCCTCTGACCGTGCTTTTCTGATGCTCTCATCATGCGGATATACTCTGGATCCACTTGGTAGATCGATAATCTCACCACCACTCTCATTTACCTGAGCAACACCGCCCTTCCAACTTCTTGTTCCTTTTGCAAGCATTGGAATCTGTGGCATACTAAATGTTTTACCACCTACGCCAGGAACCCAGTCAGGAATCTTTAATCCATTTAATCCGCCTAAAAATCCATTGATCGTACTGATCAAGCCATTAATAGCGCCTTTAAATGTAGCAATAATTACATCTGCAATTCCACCAAACGTTGTCGCCAGACCCTGCCAGGCTTTATCCCAGTTAAGAGTGAATACGCCGGTGATAAAATCAATAAGTCCACCAAATGCTGTCATAAGGCCGTCTATAATCGTCACCATCTTATCTATTCCTGTTGCAACACCATTCACAAGCTTGCCTATAGCTATTGTAAGCCCTACAGCAAAGACATGTGCCAGTTGCTTTGCTATTGGTCCAGCAACCGCCCAAAACGCTTTAAATTTAGCAATTATACTCTGAATGTGTCCATTTACACTCTGGAATGTCGGCCCCAGATTTCCAAGTGACCGTTTAAATACATCCATATGTCTCCGAACTATGATCACCACTGCAATCAGTGCGAATATTGCCGCGATCACAATTCCCACAGGGCCAGACATTGCCGCAAATGCAAGTTTAAACACACCTCCTGCTTTTGATACTTTTGATATCACGCCCAGAAGCTTTGACGCACCTGTCACTGTTTTTCCAAAAGCAATTATCACCGGGCCTACTGCTGCTGCTCCAGCTGCCAACTTTATGAGCGAATTGACCTGTTCATCAGACATATTGGTAAACCGGTCTGCCACCTTATCTACTACTCCCGTCACCTTTTCAAATACTGGGAGTAGCTTCTCACCAACCTGAATACCGGCGTTCTTGATCTTATTCAGTGCAATCTGCCAGCGTTCTGACGGCGTAAGCATCTTTTCATAAGACTGTTGTGTCAGGCCTGCAGCGCTGTTCATCTGTCCCAGACAGTTGTTGAAATCATCCAGTCCAGCGCCCGCTAACACCGTCATGGAGTTCAAAGCTTCGACCGATCCAAACAGTTTTGCCATAGCATCTGCATCACCATTTGTCTTTTCCTTGACCTCTTCCATGAATTTTGCCCAGCCTACAGCTTTTAAGTGGGTAGCGCTAAAATCTAAGCCCAGCTTTTTAGCTGTTTTCGATGCGTCCGAAGTCGGTTTAAGAATGTTAGAATAGGCTGCTTTTAATCCTGTTATCGCTGAGCTTGTAGCAATACCATTTTTTGTAAGAATGGCAATACTTGAAAAAAGCTCATCAGTAGATACATTCAGGGAATTGGCTACCGGTGTAACCTGGCCGATAGATGACGCCAGTTCTCCGAACGTGGTTTTACCATAGTTCTGTGTCTGCAGCATCTGATCTGACAGCTTCTCATAGTCCACAGCTCCACCGAATGAGTTATACACTGTAGTCAGTCCGTCCACCGCCGTTGCTGTATCCGTAAAACCTGCCTTTGCCGCCTTTACAGCTGTTGATACCAGATCCAGTGATTTTTCTGTAGCCGCACCAGCAGAAATGGCATTATATTGGGCTTCTGAGATATCTGTAACCGATACACCCAGCTGATTTGACAAGTCAAGAGTAGCTCTTTTTATCTGATCCATGCTCATTACCGAGGTGTCCGCTATAGTAGACACCTTTGCAATACCATTTTCAAAATCAGATGCCATTTTTCCGCATGCTACTCCTGCTCCTATGATCGGCATGGTTACCGCGGCGCTTACTCCCTGGCCTACGCTCTGGATTGTTTTCCCGGCATTGGCAATGCTCTTGCGCATACGATTGCCTTCAGCGGTTGCCTCTGTCATTGCCTTAATCGTATGGCTCATTGGAGACGTAAATTTATCGGTCAACTGTATGATCGCATCTATCACTCTGCTCATTTACGTCCCTCCTCTTATCGTCTTTCTTTCTTCCTTTTCCTGCATCAAAAAAGCCTCCACTACTATCTTTTCTCCTATCGGGAGATTAAAATAGTCGGAAGGCTTCCACCCCTTGTCACGGAACAGGATATACATAATATTTGTTTCCCTGTCCGTGCTTATGAGTTTTTTACTTTTTTCTTTTTGTCTTTACCATATCCACTCAGTTCTGTAACTGCATCAGCGATCTTTGAAATCTCACCGCCATTAAAGAACTTATCTAACAAGTCTTTTGGTGTTGCGCAGCCGAAGTGTTTCTGCAGTTCCCGATCCTTCATATCCGGTGATACCATTCCAGCAAGTGACAGATTTACATTTACGGAGTGGAGCTGTGCAAAGTCCACTGCTCCCTCTTCATCAACCATATTACCGGCAAGCTCCATATATCTCTCACCAGGAATAGCAGCTACAGATACCATAAATGGCTTTCCCATGATATCAGACAGTCTCTTAATTTCAATCTCTTTTCTCGTTTTCCGGACAAGTTTCTCCGGATCCAGCTCCATAAGTGTATTAACAATATTGTTCTCCATGTTCTTCCTCCTACTTTGTTGTATCTAGCAGTTCCCAGTCCTCAAAAGTAAAGCTATAAGATTCTTCACCTACTTTTTTCCTTTCCCAGTCTGCAAGGATCATTTTGTCAAATTTACAGTTGTACAGTGCCACTCTTTCGGCACCAATCGCATCCGGGTCTGCAATTTTACTGATGATTGTAAAATTGGGACTTTTACCCTTTTTCAACTTTTCTGACATTTTCTTTGTCACATAAGAGCTTACCTTTTTCAGCTTCACTTCGCCCTTACCTTCAATTCCAGTCAGTTTCTTGCCGTCCGTGAGACTTCTGGCACGCGGAATAGATTCATAGCTGAGATTAACCTCTGCTTTCACAGATTCTGCCTCTGCCATGTAATCCCCATCTACCCAAAGCTCCCCATATGCGCCATTAAACACCTGATCAGAATTAAATCCATTCATCTACCATTTCCTCCTTATCCGATGTAAATATCAAGGTCAATATCTTCGATCGCATCCAGGATACTGATTACCGCCTTCAGAAATACCTTGCTTCCTGTATTAGCCTGCTTGATCTCATCATCTGTGCATTCTTCCAGTTTCTTTTCTTCTCCGTCTACTACTACGGTACCGCCTTTTGAAGAAAAATAGCTTCTCTGTGCATCTACATCGATCTCACATTTTCCGGAAGCCAGCACACCATCCTGGATCAGTCCAGCAAAGTAGCTGTTTACAGCTGTAAGCAGCAAGCACTTGTTGTCATAACTGTTTGCATATTTGCCGATGTAAGAATCCTGTGCGGTCAATCGGATATCATCCTTGATCATGTCCATAGTATCGACCACTTTAATTTTCTTAAAGCTTTCACCTTTTGTTCCGGTTGTAGTCACAAAAGAGTTTACCGCGCGGCATACCTTTACCTTTTCACCGTCCCACATAAATACAAACTTACCTGCATCTACAGCCTCATCCAGATCAGATGCACTCATACGGTCACAATCTGTCATTTCTGCCAGCGGTGCATAGGTGCAGGACATAGTCAGCGGAGTTCCGCAGATTATGCCCGCTACTCTTGCACACATATCCTCTGCACTGTACTCAGTATCACCATTTACGCATCCGGCTGTTACATTTACAATTCCCTCACAGTCCGATGCAGAATTTGGCAGCACCGCCTTGTATGTCAGTCCTGCTGTTCTCTGGCTCTTGATCCAGGATGCTACTACTGCAGTCTTCTGGTCCGTTTCTACAGTCGGAACAACCAGATAGTCCCATTTCTGTGTAGCAAAATATGCCAGCGCATCTGTATAACCTGTAGTTTCTACGGATGCACTGGTGATCACATGCAGCAGGATCTTTCTTGGTGCTGTCTGATATCCCATTAATGCCTGCTCAACTGCTGCTTTATTGGCAGTTGAAAGCGTATCCGGAATATCTGTAACGGAATAAACCGTATAGTCCGCCTGAACCACTGCGCTTTCTTTCAGCAGCATCGCAATAATGCCGCGCTCACCTCTCTGGATCGCTGTAGCGGACTTTTCAATAAACGCAATGTTTACGCTTGGTGCGCCCATTTAGTTATCTCCTTCCTTTTCCATTGACACGGACAATGTTTCAGCTATCGGCTCCGTCTCAACACGTTCTTTGTGCTCATACCAGTCAAATTCTACAGTCACCTGCAGAATATTAAGATATTCTCCTATAAACTCAAAGGATATCTCACCCACCAGCAGTTTTCTGTCTCCTACCGGCAGTGTCATCCCAAAAGCTTCCCTTATCGCGTCATAGATTGACAGACATAGTTCCTCATCATGGGACTGTTCCAGCAACGTAGCCTTAAATGTAGCTCCATTCTGCGAAAAGCTTTTGCTTTCATGGCTATATCCATGTGGTATGATCTCTGTAAAAAAAGCGGGTCTTGTATATCCGTCTACCGTATCATTCCCATATACCTTAATGTCCGGGAACGTTCGGCTTACGACTTCATTACAAGCTCGCTTTAATTCTGTGATTTTTATCATAATTTATGGTCCTTCAGCATCTTATCCACAAATTCCTCAACCAATTGTGGGTACTTCTCATGCCATTCGTTACGGGTCTTTTCGCAGTAATGCTTTCCAGGAACAAATCCCCTTTCTTCGATCTTAAATCTGGCACCCTTTATCGTTTTTGGCCTTTTCTGTCTTGTTTCTGCCTTGGAAGATTGTGACCTGTTCTTGATATACGCAGCAAAGCTTGATACAGGTATCTTTTTTACATGTCCATTTTCCACAAGATGAAAATGTGGAGATCTGTTCATCACATTTACACGAACGGTATACCCGGTAAACTGTGTTTTTTCTCTTTCCCGTTTCCAGCTTTTTGAAAATGGCCTTTTTCCCCGCTCATAGCTTGCCGGGAACTTTTTATTGACATCCTTGGTAAACTGTCCTGCCAGATTAAATATCTTTTTCGATGTTTCTTCCGGATACTGTGCAACGCATTTTTCAATATCTTCCTGCAGTTCTTCCAGGCCCGTAAATTCAAAATCTGTATTGCTCATAAGATCACCTTGTTTTTCGACTCAGTACAATAGATTTCCAAAGCTACATTATCCTCATTAATGTTAATGATCGAATTGATTTCAAACTGCCGGCCGTTATAGACCAGGATATCTTTTTCTGTGATATCCTGCCTGTATCTGATCGTTATCTTATACTGCAGGGCATTGGCATCTTTATAATATTCCAGAAACTCTGTCCCTCTGTTGGGTTTCAGTTCGGCCCATACCATCATTTTCTTCACCAGGCGGACCTTTTTCCCACCCAGTGAAGAGTCTTCCTCCTGATACCCATATACAGCAACCTTTTTTCTTAATCTGCCAGAGTCCAATATGTACATGATGTTCCTCCCTATAAAAGATTGACAGAATGCATATTCAGGATGCTTTCTACCGTCCTGTTGGAGTTTCCTTTAACTGCCGGAGTCATATCCCTATTGGTATAAAAATCACCTGCCAGACAGCATACAGCAGGGACTATATCCGGATATGTATCAACCTCTGCCTCCGTTAGCCCCGTATAGGACATAACATAGCTTTTTGCAGCTTCCAAAAATCCCGCCATAGTCTTTTTTTCTGTCTCATCCAGATCACCGGGCATTATCCTCAGATAATCGGCAATGTCCGCCACTGTAAGCTCACTGACTTTCATTTTCTACCTCCTTATGCAGCCTTCATGGTTAACGTTGCCATTTTCTGACTGTCTGAAACCTTGGAGTCCAACTCAAGCCATGCAACTACACCTACCGCATGCTGTGTTGCATATTTCTCCTGAAGCACCTGGATCTGAACATTTTCACGGACATTTACAGACAGTCCGCTCAGATCACCATACAGTACCGGCTTTGCGCCTGCCGCCACTACTGGCATATTGTCTGATACGTATACAGGCTTTCCTAACAGGCGGTACGGAAACTCACCCGTGATATCATCCTGTAAGAGATAACGGTTATTTCCGTCTTTCAGTTTACGAAAGGCAGTAAAAGTAGCTGAATTTACGACCCAGCAGGCATTTTTCTGATACGCCTGTTTTACAGATGACTGGACTGTGATCAGCTCATCCATAGTGATAGCTGTAGCAGATGCTGCCTCTACCGTGTTATCCACATCCAGAGCACCCTGCGCTTTTCCAGATGTACCGATCAGCAGCTCTTTTTCAATAAATGCTGCAATTTCTTTTGCCATTTCAGTCACAATAAAGCTTACAACATCCACCTGAGCATTATTGACTACAGTTTTACCGATCAAAGTCAGTGCGCCTACCAGATATCCGCTCAGATCAATGCTGTTAAACTTTCCGGAGTCTGCTATGATCTCTGTAAATTCTTCCTGATATCCAACCTTAATACCATGAGTTGTATTGGCCTTTCCCCATACCGGGATCTTAAGAGTGCCATTCACATGATAGATTGTAGCCTTTGCATAAATAGGGCAGATATCACGCACTGTGTTGATGATCCGGTTTGCAATGGTTGTTGGAATGACCGCCCCATTGTTTCCCATTGTCAGGTTCTGCTCCCCTGCTCTGGTTTCAAGCACCTGTTCTCCACAACAACTGCGGATATAGTTAGCAAATGCTCTCTCTTCCTTTTCTGCCTGTTCTTTCTCGGTCAGGTCTTCTTTCTTGTCCTTTTTTGCGCCCTTCATTTTCAAACTTCTGGCACGTTCCATCTTTTCAATGGTTGTATCAAGGGTCTTTACCTTTCCTTCCAGCTCATCAAATTTAGTATCTTCCTCTGGAGTAAATGCCCTTTTTTCGGTCTCTGCAGTGTTCGTGAGGTCATTCATTTCCTGCACCAGGTCCGCCCTCTGCTCAATCAGGCTTTTTAAGTCATCTGCCCTGCGCTGCATCCACTTCTTTACTTTCGCTTTTCTTCTCATTTTTCGCTCTCCTTCTTTAAGCTCTTAATGCGCTCTCTGTATTTGCTGTAATCAACAGTTTCTTTCGGTGTTTCAACCTGAGCATAGTCTGCCCTGACTTCCAGAGGTTCTGGTGTGAGCAGTTCTGTGCCCTCTGCCCTGGTTTCTACGCTTGTCCCCGCATAACACGGCATTTTCTTTTCATCAATTAATGACACCTCTACCAGCCGCATATCCTCAATGTACCGGCGCTTCATACCGCTTGACAGTTCTTCCTCACTGGCATCCTGCTCATAAAAACCAAATGACCAGCCACGCAGTTTCTTGTCCCTTGCTTTCTGGATCACTTCCGGATCCGTGATCTCTGCCCTTGCTTTCAGACCGATCGCGTCCTCACAAAGGCTGAGGTTTGTCTGTGTGGAGCCCAGTTTTCTGTTTTCATCATGGTCCAGAAGCAGATCTACCTCATTACGTTCCAGTGCCCGCTTAAATGCTCCCGGTACAACCTGTTCTACAAATCTCTGGCCTGTCTTTTTATCCCGCATTGGTCTCGAGTCCCTTGCCACTGCATTTACATAGCCTTCGATCAGGACACTGTCCGCTCTTAACTCAATCCTCAATATGTTCACCTTCTTTCTTTGTCTGACTGCCTATTCCACCCGTCTCTCCTGTATTCGGTGTGTAGAATTGCCTTGTTTTCGGATCAAAAAGGACATCCTGCAATCCCAGGCGCACAAAATCCAGACCTAACGGCGGATAATTCTCTTTCCTTCGTATCTCATCGATCTGCAGAAAACCGTTTTTGCTGGCAGTCTCATAGGCTTTAAAGCGTTTTTCTATATCACCCTTGGTCAGTTCCGACGTATCAGCGGCAAAAAAATAAGACCCTTTCTCTCTTTCCAGAAGTAGGTCTCTGTTTAACGCACATTCAATTTCTTTTAAGATCGGGTTCAGACAGAACTGTACAAAATCCGCACGGTCCTGCTCTGTAGGTTTACCGCTTATGACCGTTGTCGGCATTCCGAAGATCTTGCAGATCTCATCCGCATTTGTTTTCTTATTCTCATTCAGCTGCATTTCCACGGATGTGTTACTTGCTTCCTGAAATTCCAGGCCATTATTAAGCACGATCACATTTTCATCATTGTTCGCATAAAACTTCCGCCATGCTTCCTTTAGCTTTTTGATCACACCGTTTTCAAGCCTATTCTGAGATTTAAGAAAGCCTTTTTTATTTCCGCCTGTCTTCACCAGATTTTTTTCATACTTCAATGAATTGTAGGCAACGCTGATGACTTCGCTGTTCTCTTCAACAATGCTCTTGCCTGACCAGCCATTTTCCGAATTTCTCAGCAGTTTCAAAAACTCAAATGGTTTGTACTTTATTCCCTGGACCAAAATGTCATAATCCTTAAATATTGGATCCGGGACATACATAAAAGCTACATCTCTCTCCGATACATAATGGAGTGACTCAACCTCTACACCATTTTTGTTGATATAAGCATACCCGCCTTTTCCAAGCAGATAGTCTTTTACCATGGCTCGTTTAAACTGTACCCCATCCAATGTATCCCCAGTGTCATCATTTAATAATTTTGTACGCCTATCATCTTTTATCTCTTCAAGCTGTTCATCTTCGACCCTGTACAGCCTGATCGGTATGGTTGATATGCTTTCCGCAATCTTATTTACACATGAGGAAAATGTTGGAACATTCATTGCCTGGTCTTTTGTGATATATTCATTTGACAGGCTTGCTGTCAGGAGCGCATCCTCTTGCGACTCTTCCTCTGTTTTTTCTGCCGGATCCGCTCTTTTCTTAAAAGGCCACACTTACATTCCCCCTTTCCGTTGTTGCACCGGTGCAATTTAGAATGTCTGCACCACAAAATCATCACTACCGTACAGCAGATCTTGCTGCAGCAGATAAATGGCATTGATCAATGCTACTACCATGTCCACTTTTCCGGTGGATTTTTTCTTGTTTACGTATTTATTCAGATTGGTATCTTCTGTACATCTGGCATTCTGGAAGTTGATCTCTAAAAGGCGGTTAGCATCATAGCCAAATTTTTGTCCCAGAATAGCCTCTTTCAGCAATTTTGTCGGCATATGAAGAACAGAACTATGCTGTTTGATCTCCACACAGGTAATTCCAGCCTTTTCCAGCTTCTGAATTGTGCTGATAGCATTCCAACGGTCATATCCTACCTGTTGGATCTCTACTCCATATTTTTCCTCCAACGTCAGGATATACCTCTCTACAGCGCCATAATCCACTACTTCATCACCACATGCAAGGCATTCTCCTGCTGCCTCTGCCCGCTTATAATCTACCTTCTCTTTCATGCTCTTAATGTCTCTTTTCGCTTCCGGAAGGAAACCCATGATCCTGGCATAGATCATATCTTCCTCTCTTGTAACCATTGCCACCGCTGTATTATCCTCCGTCTGCGATAGATCCAGTCCAACCCACACACGGCGGCCTTTCCACCATGACGGATCTGAGTCTCTGCGGCATGCTCTTACTTTCTGGATATCAACGTAGCCCTCTACACCCAGACCTTTGTAGAGGATATTGCAGTGCTTACATAAAAAGTTTTCCCGTTTATTTTCATACAGGACAGCAAGTGTCCTTTTTTTCTGTAATTCCTTAAAGATATACTCATGCGCAACGGCTACAGGATTGCTCTGGTAAATAACTCTGTCCTCTTTCATCCAGATATCGCCCTGTTGCAGCTCATTGTCCGGCTCATACAGCAAAGCAAACGTCCGGCGGTCTTCCAGAAGTCCATCCAGGATCTTTTTAGCAATATCAATCTCATCAATCATCACATTATTATCATTGGGATACTGTGTGCTGATAATGATCCCAAGCTTATTAAAAAGCGTGATCTGAGATGACCGCATTGCTTCAACCGGATAATCATCCAGCGCCCCTGCTTCATCGGCCAGAAACGCATTTGCCAACTTTCCGTCCATTCCGTCCTGACTATATGCCAATGGCGTATACTCATTGTCATTGATCAGGCAGATGATCTGACTTCTGAGAAGTTTAAACGCCGGTTCCAGTTCGTCATAAAGGGCCGGACTGACTTTTATGATCTTCCTTATCGCATTTTTTAACTCGGAGGACAATGCTAAATCTGGCGCAACTGAAAAGAACCGGGAAAAATCCGGTTCTGTAAGCATCAGCAAGATGAATATCACCGCTGAGTTAAATGTTTTAAAGTTTTTTCTGGCAATCTCCAGCAACGCCGTTGTATAAAACCTGATATCCTGCTTTGTATCTCTGCACTTTGTGCATAATGTTGCCACGATCAACAACCAGGCATAATCCTCCAATCCTTCATAGATTGGACAATGCAGGTCTGGGTGGTTCATTATTTTCAGCAGTCTGCAGATCTTTTCATAGGCATTTTCATCCACAACTGCATCCGGATCCTCTCCGTCTGCAATATGCAGCCAGCTTTCCGCCTGTTTTTTTACATATTGGGGGACCTTGCCCTCTGTCTCGGTAATGCACCATTCTGCATATTTATATGCCTTTCCCTCCTTAACTTCCACCTGCTAACGCCTCCATCAGTGGATTTTTCTTTTTATCTGTTTTCTTCGGTACAGATCTCAGGGATGAAGCTATGGTCATGATGTTCTCTTTCTCAATATCCAACAGCATCTTTCTTTTTGTCTGTACCTGCCTGTCCAAGGCAATCATGTTCTTTTGCATTGTGCTCTGTAACATGTAATACGTTGTCAGATCTTCATTCCTTTCAAATTTTTCCTTTGACTCCTGAAGGTCCTGCATCTGCCTGTACATCATTTCCCGCTTATCCTGGAAGTCAGAACATTCAGCCATAAGCAGGCAGTAGCGGTTGATCGTTGCTCCGTACAGGTCATCATCCTTTTCAATGGATTTCAGAAGCTTACGGATCCGTTGAAACTCTTTGTGTGCTTTTTCATTTTCTTTAACCTCTGCAGCCTCTTTTAAAATCTTTCCTGTCAGGAGCTGCGCTTCTGCCCGTTTCCGTTCAGCCAGTTCCTTTTGGGTCCTGTGTGACTTTCCTTCCAACAAGATCACATTCGTTGGTTTTGGTGGTGTTGGCATATGCTTACTCCTTTCAAAAAATAATTTCAAAAGCTGATCTGGGAAAAAATTGTGTAAAAGGGTCAGGCGTCGGTCTTGGAAAATCGTCAGATAATTTCAGGATATCCCCGGGGGGATACCTGGCTGGTGCTGCCCGTTGTGGTGCGCTATTTTTGTCAGCCTCTGCCTGTCAAGCTTTCCTGCCTCTGCCATTTCATGATGTACCCTGCATAAGGTTATGAGATTGTCCCAGTCCACGCGCATGTCCCAGTCCTCCAGTAGTGATATGATATGGTGCACTTCCAATGTATCTGTAGTGTACCTGATACCTTGTCCGTCCAGGTTATATAAACATGCCTGACAAAGATAGTGATCTCTGTTTTTAATAGCTTTGGCTGTCTCTGTCCACCTGAAAGAACTATGAAACTTATCTGATTGTGTTCCACGTTTCCGTGGCTTTGGCTTTTTTCCACAATCGTATTTGCTATCATGGATTTTTCCACAATATCTACACGCTTTCAGCATCTTTTTCTCCATACAAAAAAGGCATCCGAATCTCCGAACGCCTTTTCATGCTATTATTATAGCACCCCTTCAAAAAAATTTTTCCATCTCTTTTCCCGTATTTTCCACTTTTTACGATTTTTCCCCCTTTAATTCCAATATTTCCGGATGAACACGCTCAAATTCCATCAATGCCTCACCGTGTTTATTGATCACATACTTGTAAGAATATCCCATTGCAAAAGCAAGCTTTGTAAAATCCCTTTCCTGCTTGACGTACCTCCTGTAAAGAATATCTATGTAGATACTGTCATGAAGGTCATGGATCTGATCTATAATCTTGTGGCACTCTTCCATATACTGCACAATCTGCTCACTGATCTCTGTTTCCAGGCTCATTAATCGCATAGCCTGATCTTCCGTTCTATTTCCCTCTGCCGCTCCAGCAAAGGTAGTCTGGACCCGCTCACCCTTTTCTCCTTTTACAGATATCCCGAGATTTATCTTTTCATCTCTTAGTTCCTGCTTTTTGTGTCTTATCCTCTGGCTTAGCAGCTCCAACTGACTTAAATATTCCTTTGCTGTCATAACTCCTCCTATGATGCGATTCTCTCCCTTACATCCCGCAGAGTCTTCTGTGTTGACTGAGCATAGTACATGCTCGTCACCGCTGGACTAGCATGTCCAAGCACTTCCTGGATCACTCCAATATCAACTCCTGCATTTTTCAGGTTCATGCCTAAGGTCTTCCGCATTTTGTGCGGATATACCCTGGTATTAAGTCCCGCTCTCTTTCCTATCTCTTTCAATATCGATCTATAAGCGCATACTGTCAATCTGCCATATGGCTTCCTTATCTGCGTAAACAGGTAAGGGCTATCATCTTTCCTGGATGCTTGATAGATTTTATAGTAATGCCTTGCGTCTTCATCTAGGTAAATGGTCCGATACCTGCCACCCTTTTCGCCTCTGATCACTATATCTCCTGTTTCAAAGTCTACCTGTTCGATCTTTATGTTGGCAACCTCTCCCACTCTGGCTCCCGTTGATCTGAGCACTTCTACTATTGCCCTCTCACGCGGTGTAGTGCATGCGTCTCTCATCCTGATGATGTCCTCTTTTGTAAAGTAATCAATAGGTTTCATCTGGATTCTTTTAGCTTCTGTTGCTTCTACTGGATTTTCTGCGATCAGCTTTGCTTTTCTCATCCAGGTATAAAATGCTGACAGAAAGCGGCGTTCATTATTGTATGTAGAGTTCTCTACCTTTCCTTTTCTTCCGCTCCTGCGTTCATAGTTCGCCAGATACCACTCAATATCAAGAGTATCTACCTGATCTAATGGTTTGTTTACCATAATCATAAAGCGTTTTACTGACCTTAAATACCCTTCTAAGGTCTCTTTACTGAGGTTTCTTTTTTTGATCATAAAAAGCTGTATCAGGTACTGGTTTCTTTTTTCTGCATCGTCTTTCCATGCTGCTGGCAATGTTGTGATTTCTTCCACGTTGACTTTGACCAGCTCATTTGAGATCACGTTTTCCAATACTTCCAGGATTTCTTTTTCTGCAATATAACATGACATTGCTACCACTACGTTATTTATGATTTCGCTTTTAATAGCCATAAGCAACCTCCTCTTGTATTTTAGACCTGAGTAAGGTATACTTATCTCAGGCAGACTTTTAAACGGCGGTATCATCTTGGCGGGTGGACCGCCGTTTTTTATTTATCCTTCTGTTTCTTTTGGCACAATCTGAATCCTTGCAAGGTTGTAACCGCTTCTTTTGAATTTATCTGTTATATCTCCCCATTCTTCTTTGAACGTTGGTGATTTAACTTTTTCTTTCATTTTCATTCTGGAGCAGTCCTGACACATCATGTATAGCTGCCCCTTTTTAGTCTTCTTTCCAAGGCACCTGCCTTTGCCAGTGTCTTGGAAGCATGTTTTTCTCCTCATCTCCATTATTATCCGTTCCACTTCCTGGCTTTTTTTAGTCCACACTATTTAGGGCCTTCTTCCTTTTTATCCGGTCCTGTAATTGGGTGTACTGTAGCACTTATATAGATTGCTGTTTGCCTTGATGCCTCTGCAACATCTCCATTGCATAGTTTCAAAAATTCTCTATATGCAGTCATCTGCATCTGTGCTAACTGTATTACAGACAATATCATCTCATTGTTTAAAAAATTCTGGTTCACCAGCTTCTTCCTTTCTTGTCAATGACTGTTATCTTTCCCAGGATCCGCACATGGCAGATACTGCATAACACTTTTATCGCTCTCTTGAAATTTATGACCTCTTCTGGAGGTTTGTCCGCTTTTCTGATAGCTTTTCCCGCTGTTGGATCATAATATCCTTCGCCATTTCTTTTTATGTTCATTTACTCCTCCGCTAAATTTCAGTTTTACTGCATAACGTTATTAATTTTATGCAACTTTATCCTCTGCCTCCAGGAAGGCTGCAACAGCCTTTTTTATCAGCCACGCTATGGTTCTTTCATTCTTCTGGCAGTAAGCCACTACTTGCCGGAGCTGCACAGGATCCATGCTCACGCTCTGTCTGACGGCTTTATCTTCTGCTTTCTTCTTCGGTCTTGCCATATCACTACCTCCCTTTCCGTATGCTTATTAAATTTTGGGTTATTTCAGTTTACATCATTTGGCAATTGTGTTCCCTTCTTCTCATACAAAGCACAGCTAGACACATGGTGATGGATCCAGCCTGATCCGCATGTCCTCCGTTCTTTCCACGGTTCAAGATATACGAGGTTTCCGCCCATGCCACAGATGCCATATCTTACGCCATGTTTTAGACCGTCTTGTGGCTTACATCTCGGACATTCTGTACAATCCAGAAACTCTTTGTTCCCGATAAACACCGACATTGCTTACTCCTCCAAATCTTAATTTTGTTCCTTGCTCTTTGCATAATCTGCAAATCTCTGTAGCTCCATTTCCTGCCGGTATGGATTAAATGTTATATGCATATACTCTCCACATCCTAAGCAGCTCCCAGTTCCAGAATTAACACCCAAATGCATTAACATGCTCTTGCATATCCAGTTTTCTTTACCGCAAAGCGGGCAAACACCTCTATATCTTGGTTTTGTATCCTTTTCCATATTTTTTCCTCCAATCTTAATTCAGCCATCTATTGTCCAAATAGTAAAATCCCCATACCATTCCACCAGTCAAAACACACCATATCAGCCAGAACAGCCACGTCTTGGAGAAAGTTTTAAATTTTAGCGTTTCTTCAATATCCTTTTCTGCATAAAATTCCGATTGATTTGCCATAGTTCCATTTCGCAAATCTGTATATACCGTTCCCTGGCATTCTGTCGGGGTCCCGTAATACGCAAATCGGATCGTTGATGTCTCTTTTATGGTGTCTATGTAATCTCCTGACGGTATTTCGATCTTTTGATAGTCCATTTCCACATCAAGGAATTTTATCCTCTGACTATGTACCTCTTCACTATCCACCTGGTCCCATGTCCAATAAATCTCTGTACGGGTATGCGTATTTCCCTGGCTGTCCGTTGTCGTAACAGTCCGTGTGTGCATGGTGTAATGCTCTTCTATTCTTTCCACCTGCAGATATGCGCCGCCAAGTTCAGGAAAGGTTACTGGATCAACAGCCTCCAACTTCCCATAAACAAATGTATTTCCTACAGATGTGTCCATGCAATAGCGGAATTGATCCGGATCTGTGATCTGAATTGCCTTGTAATACTCCGAGTTTTTTCTGATCTGATATGCATCTATCTTCCCAGCTATCACAAATCCCAGGATCATCATAACTGCTATGATCGTGATGCTTGCAATAACTTCCCGCTTTGTTATCTCCATGCTTACTCTCCAAACAAATTTGCAGGTGCATCCTCTGGCGCATCATAGTCAAGCAGCTCATACTCTATTGGTGTGTACCCAGTCCATGCAAGGAAATACCGCGCAGGGAAGCCTTTCACATAACTCTTATATTTGCCAACCTGTGTGTTGTAATTGCTTCTATACTGGGCGATCAGGTTTTCTGTAGTTGCCAGTTCTGTCATCAGCTGTTTATAATTTTCATTACTTTTCAGGTCAGGATAAGCCTCTGCCACCGCCGCGATTGATGTAGTGACATTTTCAATATCAGCTGTCCTACTGCGTCCGTCTACGATTGCCTGAAGCACCTCCGCCTCATGCTTGTCATACTGCTTTACGGTATCCACCAGGTTTGGCAGCAGACCCTGACGGCGCTTCTCTTGTACACGGATATCTGATGCTGCAACCTCAATGGCCTGTTCGTATGTGATCGCCTTGTTTCCGCTGGACTGAATCCCAAATATACACATTACCATTACACAGATTGCTCCAACTCCGCCTATAATTGCCATTTTCATCTGCATTTTCTCCTTTCAGCTTACATGTGATATCGTCTGATAGCACCGGTGTTTCTTCTTCCACTGCATTGTTACTGGTGCGCCACAGTAGATACAGTTTATATCAAATACTGGATCTGTTACATTGGTCCTGTATACAGCACTGCGCCTGCATTCGCAATAAACATATACCCTTACCAGATCATGCAGTGGAGTGATTGCTCCACATCTGCATCTGTAATGATCTGACTTCCTTCTTCCGCAATACGTATTCAGCATCCCGCACTTTTCACAGCGGATAGCAAGAAAACCTTTGTATCCTTCTTCCGGCTCTATTTTCTGTACTTTTTTGTTCATTTTTCCCCTTTCCAAATTCCCGCCGTTATTAGTAATTACTCATGTTTGCGGGCTTTTTTGTGTTGCTCTGTGGTCCCTCCTTTTGGGCCGGGAAAAGGAGGACTGTGATAGACTCCCGGCCCAGGTAAAATTATCGGTCAGAGTGTATATCGTGACATATGATCCTGACCACTAGGTTTTATCTATGTATCATCCCTTTTCAGGGTGGATACCGCTTTTGTGGCTTTTCTGGTCCTTCTGGCTGGATCCGGACAAAGGACAGTACCGTCATAAGCCGGACGCCGGAAGCTTTCACTCATAGGTGATGGATGCTTTTCCATATCCATCAGTTCAGCTATCTTTCTCTTTCTGGTGTTTTCTTTATATCCAAGCCTATCTTTCCGATTTTCCATAAGCCTCTGCCCCCGTGCTTCCTCTTAGCTCTTCAAAATATGTCCAAAAATCTCTTAATTCACTTTCATTGCACCAGTGATCTACTTCCGCATGGAATACCAGGTGTTTTTCCGGCATATGTACAATAGACACATGCCGGTTTGAGGCCTGCTGTACCCTGTAGTCACCTATCATTATCTGTTTTCTGTTATCCATTGCTGTATTCCTCTATTCAAGCCAGCGGATCGGCGGCTCTTTATCCATTACCGCCTCTGCCTGTGGCTCCTCTCCATCCAAATAATTTCTTCCAAACACGTCCATGAATTTTTTATGTCCGTATTTCTTCTCAAAGACTTCCTGCCCAATCATTTCCAGGTGTTTCCGCTTCTGGGCTGCCAGCCCGTGTACTCCATTAAGGTTATCTCGATGGTCATAATGGCACAGCCACACTTTCAGACCGTACTTTTCAGACCATTTCCGGTTTTTCTCCCCAAAAAAGATGTGATGGGATTCAAGATTACTGACTGCCCCGCAGAAATAGCATATCTTCTCAGTCTGTATGATGCTTTTCACAGTCCCACACTCCTATCAGTCTTGTCACTTCCTCTGCCCGGATCAAAGCTGCCTGTTTATCATCGTTCTTTACCAGCTGCAGTACTTCATACAGCATGTTCAAGATCTCATTCTTTTCGTTTAACTGGCGCTCTTCCTGGCTCTTCTCTGTATCTTCCACCGGCATTGGCATCCATTCCTCATGATTTTCTATGCTGTCCTGCCCTGTGATCTGCTCTTCTGTTTCCGGTTCTCTGACTGGTTCTTTCTGGTTTTCTGGCTCTGGTACGGGATCCGGCACCGGTATGGTAGGCTCAATATCATGAAGCAACGGCTTTTCCGGAACAAGTTCCTCTTTCCTTGGCGGTCTGGGTCTCTCTGTAATGGCTCTGGTAACTTTGCTTTTCTCTTTTGTGGCCTTCTCTTTTGCAGGCATATCCGGCATATTTACCTTTCCCCTGTTCGGTTGCACCGGTGCAACTTTCTCTTTTTCCGGATACGCTTCTTTATAAACCTTTCCCCAGGAAATATTTACATCATCATCCGGCATTAATCTGACCAGAATATCCTCCAAGCTTGTCCAGCCTGCAATCTCCTTTTCCCCGGATCTGACATTGACTATTTCAATATCTCTGTCCGATCCCTTAAACGACACAGCCAGACGACCTACACCCAGAACCCTTGCAAAATCTACCTTTGTTCCCGCAGGCGCGAAAGCCTCTGCCAGGTCTTTTGCTCTATGGTCTGTGTGGATAATGTGGTGGATCTCTCCATATAGTTCAGGATCATCATGGAGAATGATCTTGACCGCCTTTCCCAACAGTGTTTTTTCCTGTTCCTGCGGCTCCTGCTGCTGTTCCAGATATAGCTCAATGTCTGAAACTTTCTTTTCTTCGTCCACCTCTGCCTTAATCGCCTGTACATCTGCCTTGCTCAGATCCGGTGTCAGGACTTCATTCAGCTCATCCGGAAGACTTAACATCAGCGTCAGTTTTGCAACTCCAAAGCCTTCATACTGGGGTCTGAGTTTTTTTGAATATCCATTTTCCGAAAATTTGTTATTGATCCCGATAAGCCGTGATACCCATGATTTATCCAGATCATACTCTGCTGCTGCAAAAGCTGTCAGGCTGGTATATCCGCTCTGCTGAAGAACTTGCGTATCTCTGGCCACTTTTAACTGATATCCCATTTCCACAAACCCGATCGCAGTCTCTCCCATAGCCCTTTTCAAGTTGGTCATAACACGGTCTGTTTCCGCCTTAAATTCTTTATAACTGCTGTATTCTACTAATTCCAATTCTCTGCCTCCTACATGGCTGTTTTAAGCTCCTGTGTTCCCGCTTTCAGCCTGTTAATGTATCCGTCAAGCCATTTCTGCATATGTTCCTTGTCTGGCTTTTTATCATTTGCCCCATACCACTGCAGTATATGCGGCCTGTTCCCTTCAATCTCTACCGTGATATACGGTGTTTCCGGGTCTTTCTTAGCCCGAAGCATCAGGATATAGCTTTTTCCATCATTATGCTTGCCCAGATACCCGTTACCGCCTACACAGTGATGCAATGTCCTTCCCTCTTCCACGATCTCCGCTGCTGACCTTGCGGGCCGGATCAGGTACTCATCATCCTCATACAGGTATCTGCTCCGGAGCTTTCTGTAGCTATTATGTATCTGCGGGAATTTTGTCATAACTTCCTGTATACGCAGTTCCTTCTGCTTCTTGTCTCTTTCCCTTATCACAAATGCGTGGGCATCTTCCAGGGATCTGGGCTGCTGATATACCGTATTTGTGAGGTCATAGCCCAGCGTATGTCTCATACCCAGATAATCCATATAAGTAATCGCTGTCCTCTTAAGCTGCTCTGTCGATGAGCGGCATCCTGTGTCATACTCACAGCCTGCATACTTTGATATGCGGTTAAGTATCTGCTGCATGCTCATATACTGCAGCATAGTCTCCAGCTCTCCCCTGTGATCCAGCCCGGCCTCTGCCATGTGGCTGATCTGTATATCGGTCCAGGTTGCCCCCATACGCCGTTCCATCTGCATGATCCTTAAAAAAGTAATATCTCCCTTGACTCTGATCAGCTGTTTTACTCTTTCTTTCCGGATCCCCAGGAACTCATCTGGACGTTTTGCGTCCACGTCCTTTACAATGCCATATCCACCCCATATAAGCTGTTCCACGATCTTGGTCAGACCGAGCTTTACCAGCATTTCAAGCTGTGGAGTATCCATATACCTTTGCAGATATTCAGCAGGTTTTGCCTTGCCGACCTGCCCACAATACTCTTCCAGGGCACTGTATTGGAACATAGTCCCTTGCAGTGCCTTGAAGGTCTCCCTCATAACATGGCCGTCTTTTATGCGGATGTTATAATTACCAGCTATGTTACAGTCATCCCAGAAATCCTCACACTTATACGGATCATGCTTATGGAAGTCTGTCTGTGGTTCTTTTCCCGGTTCAAAATAGCTTCTGGCAATCTCTACACCGCTCAGTTCCTCTGCTGCTCCGGTCATTTCTGTACCATCCTGTCCGGATGTTTCATAAAGCTTATATGCCTTTTCCACTTCCACATAGCGGATGACTACACCTTTTTCCCTGTACTTCTGTCCCAGAAACATATATGCCTTCCGGCTGTGATCTTCTTTTGTTTTTCCCTGGCATTTATACATGCCTTTGGTACCACATAGCGGACAGGTTCCATATTTCCCCTGCACCGGTTCTTCTATATGTCTCTGATACTGGCTTTCATAGGATATACCTCTTTTCCACCGTCCGTCCGCCACACCACCGCAGTTACTGCATGCGATCTTTACCCAACTGCCATGCTTTTTGTAATAAAGGTAGTGCTGATTGCCAAAATACAACTGATCCGCCCTTTCAAGGATCTTCTTTTCCGGAAGTTCCGGTGTGTGAGCGATCCGGTCATTTAAAGCATCCTGGCGGCGCTTACGTTTTCGTTCGTCTGCCCTTTGCCTTTTCTCCAAAGCAATGCTGTTTTGCCTTTTACAGATATACTCCCACCATCGTTCACTCCGCACGCCATAGGGGGAGTTATAAAGTTTTTTCAGGCGTTTCAGGTCCTCCGGGCTTTGCAGTACATTCCTTTCTTCTTTCTTCTTCCACTCATCCCAGGTCCGTCTCTGACCGTCCAGTTTTTCCCACAGCAGATCACAATTATCCAGCTTTACACCGGACCATTCTCCCCGGTCAGGAAAATAAGTTCCGAAGTCCTTGGCTGTAAGCACGATCCTAACTACAGGCATCGTCACATTCTCTGCACTGTTCTTATACACTTCAACAAAAAGATGGTCTTCACCGGCTATCTCCTGTTCAGCGGTCACACCTACATACTTAACAGCCTTTTTCCGGATCACCTGGGCCAGTCCGAAGTATGGTATCCTCTCTATCGCTTTCTTTTTCATGGACAGCGCCTACCTTCCAAGGTAATACTTTGTGATGATCTTCTTTACAGTCGCCATTCCAGGGATCCCAATGGTAACACGGTTGGCTTTTACCCCTGCAACAGATGTGATGTGGCTGTCAACGGGGATCTGATGGGCAAAAGACCACTTTAATATCTCTGCTATACAGCCTTCCAGGCTCTTTCCCTTCTTTCGGACTGCTCTGGCTACCTCTTCACGTTCCATACACTGATCTTTGATGTATTCCATCCAGTCCCCCATGATCTCTGCACACTTTATATGTTCCGCTTCCACTTTCAGCTTTCCAAGAGCTGCTGTGCGTGGATTAGCCAATTGACTCCATGTACCGTTCATGTAGTCTTCTGCATCCTCTGGATCCAGTCCGTTTTCTACTGCCATAGCCTCTAAAGCCTCCATGTCTCCCTCTTCCTTCTGGCCCTCTGCTGCTGCGTTCAGTTCCTCTACGGAATCAAATTCTCCAAATCGATCAAACATCTTGTGTTTCCTCCTTCTCTTCTCTGGTTATAAATCTCACGGAATGATTGGCCAGCAGCTTTTTGACCTGCTGCCACTGTTCCACGTTTCTCACTGTTTTTCCCTTTGCGTTTCTCCACTCATGGACCGCCCAGCTGTTCAGCCACCCTTGACGGATCGGCTCTGCGATATAGTCGGAATGCGAGTAAATATTCAACATGCAGGGGTTTTCGAGAGTTTTCAGAACCGCTATCAATGCAGCCAGATAATTGCCCTGCATTGTATAACGCTCTCTATTCTCAATATGCTTCTCATGAATCCTGCCTTCCTTGTCTGTAAAGCTCATGTCCGCTTTATAGCCGCTCTGCGTTGCTTTGAGCTCAACATTTACAATGTACACGCTTTCGCCTCCTTCTTATGGGTTTTAATTCATTTGATGGCCAGTCTTCCTCTTTGGGATCCAGCTTGACCATGATGTAGCTCTGGTAAGGATAGCCCAGCTTGTCCACGCTGTTATAAAGGCTGTCCTTTACTATGTAGTAGCCCTCACGGGGCTTCGGTTCCTGCTCCCAGTCCCCTTTTATCTTCTTGTCCTTTCTGGTCACCTTGGGCTGTACCAGATTACGACTACAGGAATAACGCTGTTTTACCGGGCTGTCTGGATCCCGGAAGGTCTTTTCCGTCTCTTTGATGAGATAATCAGCCAACTGGGTGTATTCGGCATCATCATAAAGCTGCACAAACTTCGGGGATCCTCTGCCCTTCCATAGTTCCCGGATGTAGTCCATAGTAGTGAACACTCCGTCATTTATATTGTTGATGATCATATGATGATGGATCGCCTTGCTTTTATATTCTGTAACAGCGATCCACCGCAGCTCCTTCCCTGCTTTCCGGTACTTCTTCCTCATTGCTTTCCGGAAATCTTCCAGGTTCTTCTGCGCTTCTTGCGGATCCGGCCGGTTCTCCTTGCGGTAGGTCAGCGTTACATGGACATCACCAGGTCTGAAATTGGCATTGATCAGACGTGCCAACCTCTTAGCTGCCTGCTTCATGTTCGCCTTCTGGATCTCTTCCGGACTTTTCTGTACCGGCTCCCGCCCCACTCCTTTTCTCATTCCCCTTGGGTGGCATTTGATCACTTCCAATGCTGCCCCACACCGCACCTCTATCTGTCTATACCTATGCATACCTGTGGCTCCTAAGTTTAATCCCCTTTATCAAGTCATAATACCGGGCTGTTTTCCCGGTATTTCCTTGACTTTTCAGATCCACTGATATAAAATATTTGTAGTTGAATTAAGCAAACATTTTTATCAGTTAGGGCGGTGGGTGTCAGACCACTGCCCTTTCTCTTTGTCCTGTTCCATTCATCTGCGGCAGTACTGCCAGAAGCTGATTAGCGCGAACACTGCTGCGATCACTTCGCTCATGGCGCATCTGAACCGCCAGTACTCCATTTCATTCTTTGCAGCGTGGAAATACTTCCACCAGAACCATTCATCCATTTGAAGCTCTCCTTCTATCCAGTGATATGATGTTCATTTCCTGTTTCTTTTCCGGAACAGTTTCCGGTGTAGCATCATTTAAAATGTCAATAAGCACATCCAAATTAATCAGCCGGTTATTCCCTGAATACTTACACGGGATTTTTCCTGACATCACCCACCGGCGCAAACGCCAATATGTAACTTTGGTATCAGGATCCTGAGCTTTAAAATACGCCTCACACTCTCGCAACGTTCTCATTCTTGGAATTGACATGTTTTCTCCTTCCTATTATCTTTTATTCGAGCTCAATGCTTAATGCCTAATGTTTTCATCAACACCTTGACCTGATACTTCCGTATTGTGTCTGGATCTGGCAATCTAATGCCTAATTCTGCGTAATACAGAAGTACCGCCATAACTCCCAGGCGATAGCTAAACCATTTTGAAACCGCAATCGCCAATAAACCCGCTAATATCATTGCTGCCATATTTATCGCTTCCCCTCTTCATTGTTTCGACCACAAAAGAGACGAATTAACATAATTATTTGAGCAGTCATCATACATGCAAGAATTCCATCCAAACGTTTCCAGTTCTTGTTTTGAACATTTATGTCGTACTGCTCTAACAGATCCGGCATTGAAAAATGATATACTTTAGTCAGCTTCATACTTATTCCTCACCTTCTGACCTTTCTTATTTGGAATTAATAATTTCCACCCAGGGCAACTATCTTTTCCACAACTGTAGTTGTCCTTTTTCTTTACCCAACACCAGGAACATGCATCTTTAATTTTGCTTCCGCATTTAGGACAGAAATTATATTTTTCTTCAACAAAAGCTCCGCATATTGAACATAGCACTGTACTCACCCCTTTCTTATGTAATCAGCACTTACGCACTATTCCGTGCCAGAGTCTTACCCAAATAAACTCCCTGTATTACCTGTTTACTTTTCCATATTCCCAACCTATACTGTACTTACAGGCCCCCGCCAGGGCTGAGTACAGAAGAAAGGAAGAAAGCCTATGTTAAACAAAGCAAACAGTGCAATCCTTCAAAACGCTGTGCTTGAACGCATCAAGAAAGTGTATCCCGAAGCCGACGGTATTGAAGGCTTCCCCGCACTCATTGCCAAAATTGCTGCTGATGTAGCAGTTGCTACTCTTCAAGAATACGAGAAGATAAATCAAGCGAATTCTTCAGACGATTAACTAACTCATTGGCAAATTGATCTACCTCAATTTCTTTCAACCGTTCTTTTGTTTGCTGAACGGTTGAAAGAATCTTCATTATATTTTTCTCTTGGTAAAGGCTGTTCAACAGCTTTATTTTTTCTATAGCTGCATCCAATTCTGTGGTGTCCACTGAAATTTTGATTAACAGCTCCGATTTTTTTTCTTCCATTTTTCTCACCCCTTTCTTATGTTCTAATGCTTACGCAGGCTTCCGGGCTGTCTGGCTGACATTCAGGCCAGCCATAAAGCCCTGAATAAGAAGCTGTGTTTCTTTTGGAGCTTCTAACACTTCCTTGATGAGGTTTTTGTTGAGTTCTGTTACCTTAACAAACTGGTCTTTTTCGTTTTTCATATTGTTTTTCTCCTTTCTGTCTGATAATCAACTCATTTTTCTTTTTTATTTCTGTTGATACACACATATTACCATTGCTTTTTCTGTGTGTCAACACTTTATTTTTCTTTTTTCTGTTGACCAACACTTTTTTGTGTGGTATAGTTAAGTCAGTTTTAAAAAGGAGGTAAAAGGAATGGATATAAAAATGGAAATATATGAACGAATACGTGAGCTTAGAAAAAATCATCTCAAAATGAGTATGGAAGCGTTTGGAAAGCGTTTAGGTGTCAGTCGAGATACCATTAATAATATTGAATTAAACAGGCTAGCGCGCCCCGATCAAAAAATGTCTTTATATAAACTGATATGTAGTGAATTTAATGTAAATGAAGATTGGCTTTTAAACGGAACAGAACCAATGTTCGTTGAAACCCCAAGCACTATTCTGGATCAGCTCCGGAAAGAATATGACCTGGATGATTTCACTACCAATCTGATACTGCAATACTTATCACTTAATGCAGATCAGCGCCAGCTAGTCCAGGACTTCTTTTACAAGGTTACTTTTAAGGGGAACACGGTTTCTACACCGTCTGGAGAAATTCCGGCAGCTACGAAAGACTTTGAAAAGGTTTTTCCTGCTGTTGATACAGACGAAAAGCGCAAGTCTTCTTAGAGCGCCCAGCACTTTCCAGCTGGGTTAAAGAATATAGTAGAGTTTCATTTTTCGGTTAAAGGTTAGATTATAATATAGAAGGTAATAAATCATGAATAACAGAATTAAGTGGATACGCAAGCAGAAGAATTTAAGTCAAGCAGATTTTGCAGAAGCATTAAATCTAAAAAGAAATTCTATATCTTTAATAGAAGTCGGAAAAAGAAACCCTTCAGACCGAACCATTATGGATATATGTAAGACTTTTAACGTGTCCGAAGAATGGCTTCGTACCGGAAATGGAGATCCATTTATTGAAACCCCAAGCACTATCCTGGATCAGCTCCAAAAAGAATATGACCTGGATGATTTCACTACCAATCTGATACTGCAATACTTATCGCTTAATGCAGATCAGCGCCAGCTAGTCCAGGATTTCTTTTACAAGGTTACTTTTAAGGGGAACACGGTTTCTACACCGTCTGGAGAACTTCCGGCAGCTACGAAAGACTTTGAAAAGGTTTTTCCTGCTGTTGATACAGACGAAAAGCGCAAGTCTTCTTAGAGCGCCCAGCACTTTCCAGCTGGGTTAAAGAATATAGTAGAGTTTCATTTTTCGGTTAAAGGTTAGATTATAATATATAGTCTGTTCCTTACGGAAGTATATTGCAAATACTTTGGTATCTGTGAATCTTATGTACTTCTTAACCATTGCCTCACGCCTTTCTGCTGTTCTGGAAAGACTGGACGCATCTGCTCATTATACCGCACCATAAAGAGCATACATAATTTATTATGTATTTAGTTATTGACACGTAATAAATTATGTATTATAATATACTATGTAAGGAGGAGGAACATGAAGAGTTATTCATCCAGAGAAGTCATTGCAATACTTAAGAAGGACGGCTGGTATGAGGTTGCCTGTGTCGGTGATCATCACCAATTTAAACATCCTGTTAAAAAGGGACGCGTTACCGTCACACATCCTCGAAAAGATATTCCTATCAAAACCTTACGAAGTATAGCAAAGCAGGCCGGAGTTACGTTCCCGTAA